ATATGACCCTTGACCATGTGATTAAGGGTCATATGTATGGAATCGCGGTCTGGCATGGCGACTGGCTTGCCTGATATGGGGTCCAATAATTGCTCGCCAGTATTGGGGTCAATTGGGATAAAATCCCCGGTTGGTTTAAGAATAATATTGCCGTCGTCATCATACTGAGGCTTATATGATGTTTGGTGAACAAGAAACATGTCATCGATGCCTAGTGCTCTTGTTGTGCGGACGGTGTCGCCGTATTCATTGGTTCTTGTCGGGCCAAGAACGACTTGCATATTTGGCGTGTCGTCCCAATAGGTGCCGTCAACGTCCCACATCTGTTCGTTGTACACCTTCGCAGCCGATACGAAATCTCGTCGGTTGTTTACTAAAAGCTCCTCACCAATTTTTGCCAAACGTTCCAGTTCTTCTAGGGCAGGCTTATCTCCCCGCTTCGCAGCATAAGTTAAAGCTGCGACTAGGCCAACTTTTCTATTGCCAACACGCCCAGCCTCAATGTCGTCAAGAAGAGAAACTGCTTGAATCGCATGAAACATTTTCAACGCCCACTCTTGTCCTTCGGTGGAGGTTTTGGGCAGTCCGACAATTGCGTAAGGATTTAGAGGGACTATCTCTATATCTTCGGTATTGAACTCAGGCTGGAATCGGCCCAAGTCAGTATTGCCAAACGCAAATTTTTTCCCGTCAATTTCGTAAACCGGGAATTCCATATATTGTTTTTGACTAGAGGTGGGGTCGGGCGTACCGCCAGAATCAATTAATTTAGTACCTAGTTTCGGAAACTCCGTTGAACGCATCATCTCGACTGGTTCTGTTTTTACGGTTCCGATGCGCCCACTGGAAAGTGCGCCGGCTGGAGTCTTTCTCTTGGATACTTCACGCACGTAAAGAATCGACAATTCTTTTTCTTTGAATAATTCCGTTGCTCGTTGGAATTTGAGAAGATTTTCTGGGGTTGAGTCAGTTTCAAATAAGCCCGTATCAGGATTTTTCCGTATTAATGACGATATCCGGGATTTCTCTTCCGGACTAAACCAGTTCTGTTCAGTATCATCGAGGGCTTCTGCGATTGTCCCAAGAAAAGTTTGTTTCCCTGGTTCCCCGGCCCACGTGAATCCATTTCTAGGCCAGTGCGTCGCCCCAATGGATTCTTCGGTATTGGACGTCCCCGCTGCAAATATTTTTAATTGACCGATAGCTTCGTATATTTTTTCATTTCTTGCATTGAATGCGCTTCCTATGCCGTGTCCTTGAGACTCCGAATTCAGAAAGAAAGTCTCATGCTGCATCGTCGCCGTTGGTTTATCTCCAGGAAAATACGAAAGCATTCTTGCGGAGCGACCAAATTGCACTTCTCCTTGGGTGCCGGGCCCAACCGACATCATCTCATCCCAAATCATTTCATCTGGCACCCCGGCTGCAGTTAGTCGTTCTGCGGCATCGGCAGTGGGGGTTAGTTTGAATTGAAATCTTGCGGCTAGGCCAATGCCGGTTGAATCGGCTGAAAGAAATGGTTCAAAAGTTTGGTCTTGGACTAGTTGTATATCTTCTTCACTTACTTCGTCTATCTCCACCTGCCAGCCAAGGGCTTCGAAAGATTCAGCAACATCAACAACAACAGTTTTTCCTAAATTTATTTTTTCGCCATTAGTAGCGGTGACGATGATGTCTTCCTCTAACTCAATTTCTCCACTAAAAATTTCACGTAATAAATCATGCACTCTTTTTCTTTGTGCTGCACGCTCTGGTGAATCATTTAAAATATCTATTCCTGTGCCAAATACATCAGTATCTTCACTATACGAGTCGGCGCTATCAAGTAAATCGCTTTTTAATAATTCATTAAGCTCGTCTATCTGACGCAACTTTTCTTCGGTTAATTCTGGCTGAGCATCGACAAGCTCTTGATATTTTTTTCCAGACGAAAGACTGGACGGCCTATCTGGGGATTCCATGTTGGACGTAGCCGGTACTGCTTTTGAAAATGCTCGACCATCCTCGCTCAACGCATCACTGTGCTGAAGGTCCAACTCAGGGAAAGTTTCCCTATGTGTATTGAACATCTCTGCTGCGAGACCACGTCTTTGGTGTTTGGGTCTTGTGTTGATTTGAAAAACTTCAGTTCGACTGCCGCCACCGGGCGACCATACTTGCATGGCCGACATGGTTTTTATGGTCTTATCGTTGTCGAGCATGAACCTCAGAACATCCCTGTCGTCGATATCCTCCGGACCCAATGGAGATGGCTTATCGTTGAAGGGGTTCGCTCCAAGTTTGTTGAATCTCTCGACTAAAACGTCGCGTGCTTTGTTGAAATCTGATTCAAGATAGATGCCAATATCAAAGTCATTCCTAATGACTAGCCTGTATTCGGTGTCTTTGCTTTTGATTTTTTTGGCAGCAACCACTGGACCATAGTCGTAACGCTCTAACGGCGACAGTTGCTCCAATCCACTGGATAGCTTCTTGGCAACTTCTGTCTCGGTTCTTTTCGCTGTTTGTCTTTGCGCTTGAGGCTTTGGTTTTGATGCGGGCTCCGTATTCCCCATCCCCACCCATACCGGCTTCTTGGTTCCTTCGTCAGCCCAGCCGTCTCCATCGACGTCCCTTCGCGAGCCCGTTGGGTTTCGTGTGCCTGGCTTGCCGCCGGTAGGTATTTCGACCCCTCGACCACCGCCCCTGCCTCTTCGCCTCTGGCCGATAGTGGGTCTGTTTGTGGCTCTGGAGCCCAAATAGCGCCCCAGCCGACCGAGGGCGGCCTTTTCTTCGGTGTTTGAATCTACACCGCGACGCGTTTCCTCAAAGGGGATGTGGAACTCATTGTTATCTACAGACATTTAATTAAATAATACCATTGTAAATAACCTAGGATTTGAGGCGAGCGCCGCATTTGGTGCATATTTTTGCCCACGGGTAGAAGCGCATCATGTTCAGCGGGTGTTCACACTCCAGAAGACGCTTGGCCTCTGAATTGAGGGTATTCCGTATCCACGCAGAAAGAGTTACCTGTTCGAGCGTTGCGGCCTCTTTCCATCTATTTCGTTCATAATCGTTGGTTCTGATTAAAACCTGCTTATCCGCAGGGCCATCAGCAGCATTGATTAACGGGGAGACCGTTGGCGTTATTGTTTCTGCCACTTTGTCCATTGCCGCACGAATATTGTCTTCTTCTGGGTTACTGTCCTGGGTCATTGTTGTCAAAATCCCTGTAAATCGGCCTGTCTTCTAAATCCGATACTACTTCAGCATCGATAATGCCGTCGTCAGGTTTTTGATTTTTTGCAAGAATAGATGAAACTGTTTCCGCAGGTAGAACGCCTGCTATACCCATGAGTTCTAGTAGTTTTCTGGCTTCTGATTCAGCGTCAAAGCCGGAAGCAGGCATGATTACACCAGGCTGTCCGGCAATGGTTGCCCTAATTGTAGAGTTGATATTTGCGTCAACATTTACATTAACATTTGTCTGCTCCATGCCGAGTAGTTTTGTTCTTCGGTCCATGATTGATAGGACCTGTTGAATTGCCTTGAGGTCTGGCTCGACCTGCACTTCTGTTCCGTCGTCCATTGAGACACGTCTATGTTGTGTCATTGGCCAAATTGCTTGCTGGAGATTATCTAGCCGTTCGAGCTCCATTCTCAGAATTTCTGGATACGCAAGAATGGCCTCCTTGTTCATTTTTTCTAATTGACGCTGAACTGAGCGTGCTACCGACTGAGTAGATATGCCGAATCGTCGGGCTATCTCATTAACAGAAGTTCCGGCTTGCCTCATCTTGAAGATGCGCATATCGCGCTCGTGGAGGAACTCTTTAGTAGTAATTGGTTTTGATTTTTCGTCGCTCACGTTACAGCCTTAGACCAGTCAATGACCTCAAACGGGAATTTGACGCCTCTCTTTATTTTAGTCGGCCATTGGCGCTCGTCACGTGCACCACGGAAATGACGGACATCGTAAACATATGCGCCGAGAGCTGTTGGGTCTGGCTGAAGGGATATGCCAAATTCCGGCCACCTCGACCACACGGCAGAACCAAATGGCCGCAGGTCCCTGCTGGTCATGCTTGTGCCAAGTGGGGCGTGGTGCTCAATCCATAGCGCACATTTATAAACAGTCCTAATGGTGTCTAGATATTTTGCTACTTCTAGGGCGATTGATTCAGAGGTCCGCCCGCCTGGGTCAAGGAAAGCCTTATATAGCGGGCCAATGACTAGTAAGTCAGGACGCACCCTGTCTAGGGCCTCTTCAAGTGATGCCCTATCGCTTGCCTTGAGCAGGTCCATTCCGGACGGCCTGGTCAATAGTTCTGCATTTAGTCTAGTCACTCGGCCAGAAGCCATTGCCTGCATAGCAATTGAGTGACCAGTACGTCTAATAATTCTGTCTGGGTTTTCTAGGTCGAGGGTGAGCGTCTTTATGGCTGGCATGGGCTGAAAAGAGAACGGGTGGATTCCTGCAGCGCAGAGGAGCGCCACTTGTCGGGCGAGCATTGTCTTACCAACACCCTCAGCGGCCACGACTATGACACGCTCGCTTCTCTCAAGAAGTCCTGGTATGACCCAATCGTAGGTGTCTCCATCAGTCTCTTTAAGGAAATCATTCCAGTGAACTAGGCGGCCAGTATCAAGCGAAAAGGAGACGGTGGCTGTGGCCAATATGAGATTGCTTTTAGCAATTTTTTGCTTAACATTGAGGTCGTCCCTTTCTATTAATTCCTTTAGCTTCTGTAGGGCAAGGTCCTCTGGCGACAAATCCTCATTAATTTTTATTCCCGTTAGTTCAACTTCCGTAAACCCATTTTCTGAAACTGAATAATCATTGAGCACGGGAGGCGCTTCGTAGGCGACCAAATCATCAATTGACATTCCAGCAGAAAGGTGGTCGGTTATGTCCTTGTGGGATGGACATATCCAAACCTGAGCGTCACAACCAGCGTCAATTAATTTCTCACAAACATTAAGCGCATGCTTGATACCAACTTCGTCATTGTCTGCGACTATTTCAACAACGCTCCCACTCAAGGGTTCGGTGTGTATCTCGAGCCATTTACCAGCCCCACCTGGCATCGTCGTTGCAACGAAACCTGCCTCAATTAGTGTGTCTGCATCCTTCTCCCCCTCGACCACCCATATGGTTGCATCAAATGCTCGCGCTGAGATAACTCCAGGGAGGTTGTATAGGACTTTCGGGACATCACCTAAGCTGTATTCCCATCCACTCTTGCCGTCGGGCTTGCGCTGACTGAAAGATTTCTTTCCGTCTTCATCTATGTAGCGGAGTTTTTGAAAAAGAAGTAGACCATTCTCGTCCGTGTAGTCATAGGTATTGGTCAAGGTGAGTTTCTTGGGTGGTCGGGAAATTTTTTCACTCAAATCTTTTGTTTCTCTATTCTTTGCGGCTGGAAGTTGTCGCGTCTCCTGTTTAAAAGGCCTGTCATATTCGTCTTTTTTCGGCATCAAGTCAGAAACACTAATGCCAACAGACTGGCATATGTCGTCAACGTTGCATGACATGCCACGATGACAGGTGACAAGGACACGACCGTCCGCCCCTTGTCCCACGGATAGGGATGGATTTGAATCATCATTTCTACACGGACAGCGCGCAATCCAGCCAGAGCCAGCCTTACGCACGCCATCCAAGAGTCCTAGAAAGTTTTCTGTTTCTGGCGATGGAATAGTAGGCATTGGCTAATCGCTCTTTTTCTAATGAGGTAGGAGTATGTTGAATGGTATCTTAGGTACGGGGACGATGTTCATTTGTCTCCGCATTCTATGACGCTCGCGCTCGGATGTCCCTCCCCAAATACCAAACATCTCATGATAGAGAGCATACGAGAGGCATTCAATTTTAATTTCGCACGTTCCGCATATTTGTTTAGCAATTTGAGTATCTGCTCTGGCCTGTCTGTAATTTTCAGAAAACTGACCAGGCTGAGATTTGTCAGCCATAGGGAACCATATATTTGGATTATGTCCCGTGCATTTTCCGCCTCGCGGCATTACGTCCACCCTACTGACTGATTCCAATTGAACCTCCGTTGTATGGGCGAGAGCTAAATTCCCCCCGCAATGCGAACTATGTCGCGTGCAGAAAGATACACGACTGCGCTGCGAATCACAAGCAAACCAGCAACATCTTCTGAAGAAATATCCACTGCCTCCATTGGTACGCCAATACGTGCAGCAATTGCAGCTCTGGTTTTTTCAATGCGCGTTTCTTCTGCAGCTAGATTGTCGTCATAAAAAACATTTTGAACTAAAGGCGCAGACATTTTTTTAATCTCAACATCTTGTTCTTCCGCCCTAAGGCACCACATGCATGCTATTTCATCAGATGTTGCGGCTCTTTTGCGTACGTCGATATGACCACATTCAAGTTTGTGATGATAAACAAGATGACCCCACCTACCGGTCTTCTCGATAGATGTTATTTTTTTACGTGGGGCTCTGCGTCTTTCTGTTGTCATTATGAAAGATGCAACTCGCGCAGTTATTTAGCGCGACGACTAAAGAACTTACGGAACCAAGTCTGTAAAATTCCAACCTTGCCATTTACTTTTACATTCGGATTTGCGGCAATAAAATCGTCGGCCCATTCAATGACCTCATCGCGAAGCTCATCCAAGATATCGAATTGAACTTCGGGCTGCTTCTCCGCGGCCTTCTTCACAGGAGCCTTCTTGGCAGCGGCCTTCTTCACCGGGGACTTCTTGGCGGCGGCCTTCTTGGGGGCGGTTTTCTTTGCAGGAGCCTTTTTAACGGCGGCCTTCTTGGGGGTCTTTGTTTGGTTCTTTTTGATGCTTTCAGTCATGATGCAACCTTAGCGCATGAGTGTGTCGGCCGTTGCAAAAGCGGTTTATTTGTTTACCATGGAAATGAAGAATATTTGTCTAAAATGCCTCGTGGACCAATACATGGATGATTTTAGTAAAATGGCTCTTGCCCTGACATCGGCCCAGCTGGCGAAAGATACGGCAGTCGAGGAACATGGGGTTGGGGAGGATTTGGCCATCCATTTTCTAGCGTGGATGGATGACGGACTGATTTCGATATCTCAAATGAACTCTGAAACAATGAAATTGGACCCAGAAGTACGCTTTGAAAGATGCAAAGAGGTGTGCAAGGTACTCCGCAAGGATATGTGGGCCACGGCCATCACCATGGTCTCGGAGGGTTACTGCTCCCTAGACTCCCATAAAACCAAGAATATGGACCTAGCTTTGGCGTTTTCGGACCCCAAATTGCCCATATATGAATGCCTGACGGTTAGCCATGCGTCAATTGACGAAGAAAATGGCCATATTACGCCTACATCCATGGTTGCCGCCCCATACAAGATTGCGTTAGGGCGCAAGGTGCACTGGAAAGAGGTGCTGGTTTATCCGGAAAAAGCAGAACACCATACAAAACAAACAAAATACCCCCACATGTTAAATAGAGTTCTTCAAATGGGGCCCAGCGAATCGGTCGACGACCAGAGCCTTCTCGATGCTGCTGCAAAAATAGCCAGTTTTGGTTTTATTATGCAGAGCATTATTTAGATAAACTTATTAATGTGAATGCATTTTACGATAGCCCAGGATTTGGCGAAATGTCCATATTTGAAGATAAACATTCTGGGTTTAGTATTCTTCGGGCCGACAGGCTTCCGTGTCCCGTTTGCGGTCACCCGACTGGCGATTGTGAGGGCAATTCTGCAAGTTTGTTGCCGGAAGATATTTGGGGCTACAACACGCACTCTTCTCTCGATGACTCCTTGGCGTTTTGTATGCAAGAGGATTATTGCGAAGAGCGAGAAATTGCGCCAGGTATTGTTACAAAAATAGTTGTCCATAAAAAAGGCAAAAACATTTCTATCGCCGAAGCCAGGAGACTTGGCTTTTTAAATTAATTTTATATTCTCTCGACTTTTTCTTTATTCATCTGTGCGCTACACTCGTTTCCTAGTTACTATTCAATCCACCCACCTGACAGGAAATCATGAACCACATTGATGACAAATTCGTTGCTTCTTACGCCAATCGTCCCGTTCCATGGGGCTTCAATGGCATGGGAGAAATTGTTTTTCTCCGTACCTATAGCCGCACAAAAGACAACGGCAACATCGAAACATGGCCCGAAACGATTCAGCGTGTTGTCAATGGTGCAATAGAAATTGGCGTTCCCTACACCCGCGAAGAAGCGGAAGAGCTTTTTGACCACATGTATAACCTGCGCTGCTCAATGAGTGGGCGTGCTTTGTGGCAACTAGGAACTGGAATGGTTGCACGTTTTGGCGGAGCGTCTTTAAACAACTGCTACTTCACGAATATCGAAAAAGTTGAAGATTTTGAAATGCTGTTTGACTACCTGATGCTTGGCGGTGGCGTGGGTTTTTCCGTAGAGCGTTCAAAGATTCACGACTTGCCCAGAATCAAGAGTGGAGTAACTATTACACAGGAGCGTAGTAACGACGCTGACATTATTGTTCCAGACAGTCGTACTGGCTGGCGTCGCCTTTTGCATAGCGTTCTTAAGTCGTACTTTGATACCGGCAAGTCCTTTACCTATTCGACCATTTTGATTCGTGAGTTTGGTGCACCTCTCAAGACGTTTGGCGGTACTGCTTCCGGACCTGGAGCCCTCATTGATGGTATTAGCGATATTTGCAAGGTTTTAGATAACCGTGTCGGCAAGAAGCTTAGGTCAATCGATGTTTTGGATATCTGCAATATCATTGGTCGAATTGTTGTTTCCGGTTCATCAAGGCGTTCGGCGCAAATCGCAATGGGCGACCCTGACGATGTTCTCTTCCTCCGAGCAAAGAACTGGGGTTCAGGAAACATTCCTGGGTGGCGAGCAAATAGTAACAATTCGCTATATGCCGACGGCTGGGAAGAAATACCAGCAGAACTATGGCGTGGATATGACGGCTCGGGAGAGCCATACGGTCTAGTTAATAGGAAGCTCGCACGAACTCACGGTCGCCTTGGCGAAAAACGCCCAGACGCAACAATCGAGGGCTTTAATCCATGTGCGGAAATTGCACTTGCAGATGGAGAATCGTGCAATCTCGCGACAATTTTTCTTCCTAATATCGAATCTTTGCCGCAATTCTTGTCACTTTCGCGTCTCCTTTACATGACGCAGAAGCAAATCACCAGACTCCCGTACCCGTACGAGAAGACGACATCTATTGTCAGGGCCAATGCACGCCTTGGTCAAAGCATTACTGGAGTTCTTCAGGCAACTGAACAGCAGGTTTCGTGGCTCGATACGGCGTACAAGTACTTACGCGACCTTGATAAGGAGTATTCCGCGGAAAAGGGGTTCCCTGAGTCTGTGAGAATGACCACGGTTCAGCCTTCAGGCACTCTCTCGCTGCTTCCAGGCGTTACTCCGGGCATTCACCCGGCTTTTGCCCCTCACTACATCCGGCGCGTTCGTTTTGGAGCGGCAGACCCACTTGTTGACGCATGTCGCAAGCGTGGCTACAAGGTCGTATGGGATATCGGCATTGATGGCCGAGAAGACCATACGCGTTATGTTGTGGAATTCCCCTGCATGTCTCCAGAGGGCTCAACTTTGGCAAGCGAAATGACAGCAGTGCAGCAGCTTGAGTGGGTAAAGAAAGTTCAAACCGAGTGGGCAGACAATGCTGTTTCCGTTACGGTCTATTACCGCAAAGAAGAGCTAAAAAGCATTCAGGAGTGGTTGACTGAGAACTACGACAAGAGCGTGAAGTCCGTATCATTCCTCTTGCACAGCGACCACAACTTCGTTCTCCCTCCATATGAAGAGATAACAAAAGAACTATACGAAAAGATGGTCTCTAAAATCGACTTCTCCATTCCATTAGTACAAGAGAAGTTCAACGGAGAGATTGATATGGACGATTGCGCAACTGGAGCTTGTCCGGTAAAGTAGTCACATGCCTAAAAACATGTCCCTCGAAGAACGTTTTTTCCAAAAGGTAAACAAGACTGATTCCTGTTGGTTATGGACTGGAGCGCCAAACTCTCGCGGGTATGGTTCTTTCGCGGTAAACCGCAAGACAACCTCGGCCCACCATTATTCTTATATCATCCATAAGGGTGAAATCCCTGATGGTTTAATAATCTGTCATACCTGCGATGTTCCGGCATGTGTCAATCCAGAGCACCTGTGGGCCGACACCTATTCTGCCAACTCAAGGGACATGTTTAACAAAAACAGACAAGGAACTTCTAATAGGAAGAAAGATGGCTGCAAGAAGGGTCACTCTTTTGAAGAGTTTGAACCTCTTGTCTATGTAAAGAAGCAAGGCAGACAAATTGGTAAAGAATACAGAGTTTGTAAAGAATGCAAGCGCGAGTACCGTCTAAAAAACAAAGAGAAGCAAAATGAACGGCAAAGAAATCTGTATCATGCTAGAAAGAACAAGCAAAACCCCTAGCGTCGGTGGCCCAAGGGATAAGGCAACAGACTTCTAATCTGTCGATTGCAGGTTCGAATCCTGCCCGGCGCGCAACGTGAGTATAGGATTTAATTATGGACACCAACATAGGCTCAGACCCTGATTTTCAAAACATCCTTGACCGTTTTGCTGACGGGATACCGGCAACGATTGACTGCGGGTATGGTTGGGCGAACCTAATAAGGGAATGCGATGATATTTTATTCGCACAAGACCCAAACTACACAATCGCACAGGTCAAAGAAAAGATGGGTGGATTGCGGTTTTATTTTAATCTCACAGACATGGATAGCTACATGAAAGTGAATTCATTGATTATTGCTATTGAAGAAAGTTCTTTTACTATATGTGAAAGATGTGGGGAACAGGGATACGCCCGCAAAGAGGAAGAATCTGGCAGGCGTTACGTTTCGTGCGCCGAGCACACAATTCATTCCCACATTTCAGGGTTGGGGTGACCCGCTGCTTTTTTAATTTTGATAGCCATTCTTGCTACGACAATGGTGGAAACAATCGCTGCCATCCAGTTTATGACGTTAGTTATTTTCTTTTTCACTTATTTGTCCTGCATTCTTCTTTACCCGTTAAACGCTTTGGTAAATCCCTCAGGACAGGTTTTTGTACATATCAAATCTGCAATAACAGGCGCAACCGCTGCTCCGATTGCAATGCCAACACCCGCTGGCGTTGCCCACAGTGCTGCTGAATCTAAACTTTTGGCTAAACAGTTTGAGATTATGTTTTTCAATAGTGTGTGGTCAATGCTCTCGCTAACGATTGGTATTAGCAGAAATCCTTCCGTTATGATTTCACTCATTGCCGTTACTATTACAGCCTTAGTTGCCATATCTGCAACATAAAGAAGCGGCTGTGCCATAATTGATAGAGAGGTTGATGTTGCCGCTCCTGCGGGCTGTGCTGGCGTAAAATAGGCAACAACCCCGGCCGAGATTGCTGCAGTCACCGCTATGTTGCAGGCGTTCTTATCCAACCATTCGTATGCGTCTACTACGCCATCTTTTACTACTTCATAGCCTGATTGTATTTGATTTCCCAAATCAATGAGTACTGGTAATACTTCGTCTCCCACCTCCAAGGCAACCATGTCTTCAAACGTGTGGTTCTCTTCGGGATGAGCGTGAATGTACCTTCTGGCGTTTTCGGTAAGTGCGTGATAACCGCAGTCCGAACCTGGCCATTCACCACCCCAGCCGTAAGACCTCACCTCATAGGGGTCACAGTCTGAACAATGAAAAACAACTCCAATACCTTTTTGTGCTGCCATTTTATTTTCCTCTACTTATATTGTTCATGGTCGATTCAGTCTTGCTTGACGCTAGTTATCGGTCCGCCAGCAACCCATGCGCGGCAAGTTCTCTTGGATGCACACTTAAAATCAAACGCTTCGCAGTAGCCTAGTTCGCCGGCTTTGTCTATTGCTTCCCATTCATCTTTTTTTTCTTCCCCAACGAGCCCGCCCTGTATGCATGACTTCATTTGCGGGGTAACAATAAATACGGAGCAGTTACCACATTTTTGCTTTTTGGCCTCTTCAGCACTTACTTCCCACTCATTGGCAAGCTTTGACCAGAACTCTTCATTTTCCTCTCCTGGATTAAGTGGACCATAATCAGCAACGGCAATTGCCTTTTTACGATTTTGAAGATTTACAGAAATGTCCTTTGTTGCTGTCGGGCATTTGGCGGAATCGTCTGCTTTTTCCTCTATGCGAATACCCTTGATTGGCCCATTATAAGAAGCCCACGTATTGTCGCTCACTTGAATTCCTCCCATGTCTTGTCGCCCACACCAAAATATTCGCGAGCATAACCCGCAGATACAATGTCAAGGTTGAGACAAGCTGTTTTTTCTGACTTTATGTCCTTGTCTGAATAAATCTGTGCAAGAACTCTGCCGTATTTGTCATCTTTTCCTGCGATTGTTTTAAGAAAAACTACTTGATGCCTAGTGGTCCAGTCTTGAGTGAAAGATTTGGCTTTTAGTCCCATCTCTTTTTCTCCCAAATCCTTAGTTCTTGACTCGGGGGTGTTGAGTCCGTAGAGCCGAACTCTTACCTTATGATGAATATTGAAGCCGAGGTCAATGAGAACATCAAGCGTGTCCCCATCAACCACCTTAATAACTTTTGCTGCATACCAAAATTGTTCAGCCATTTTTTTGCTTTCTCCGCTTTCGCATCATTTTTGAGGCACTAGCAATTCTCTTGGCCTTGTCTGCGTCTGACGGAATATACGACATAGAGGACTTGAGGGATGGGACCAAGCTCGCTAGTTCACGTCTTGCCGCAATCCTGAGAGACAGTTCGCCGTCTGCGTCAATGTCAGAATAATCAAAAATCCCACCTGTTGGGCAAACGCCTTTCATTTCTTCTGAATCAAGATTTGAGTAGTAATTTTCAGACGCATTTTTGTTGAAGATATCGAACTCGGAATATGATTTTGTTTTATCTTTTGTTTTTTGATAACGCTGGAGCATGCGGCGTCCCTTAGCTGCGAGCTTTTTGGCATCATCCACGTTTTGTGGCACTGGCTCTCCCCATGCGGCAGCGGACAACGCGAGTCTTGTTGCTCTTCCCTTTTCATCTTTCATGGGTCCAGAGGGGTTCGTAAAAAATCTAGTTAGAAAGGAGCCTTTTCTTCTCATTTTCTCTGGGGTATTCGCAGCACCCATTACCCCCGGCTTAAGGTTGGCCCCTTCTTTTCTGCGGAAATACGCTCGTCCGGCTGCGGTCAGTCCACCCTTAGGGTCACGATAGACAGGCTTGCTGACGCTCTTTTCAATCATCTTACTGAAGACAGAGGAACCATAGTACTCGTCGAACATGGGTTGCATTTCAAGGCGCTTGAGTTCGATTATGGATTGCTCGGTAATTTGCTCAAGGACTATTTCTGATTCAATTTGGTCAGATATTGCCTGTAGCTCTTCATAAAGCTTCTGGGTTTCGTCAATAGGGTTTGTCATATACACAATCTTCCCACATAAATGTGTCGATATAAAGGAAACCCCCCGGTTTCACCACATTTAAGCGGCTACTTCCGGGGGGAACCCTTAAGAGCTAGAAGTTATCAGGCTGGCTCGTTGTCGAAGGTAACCTCAACGAACGCTTCGGGACGCTTCACTGCGAGAGCTAAACGCTGCTCGGCGAGAATCACGATTGCGTTACGGATGAAGAAGTCCGAGTGCTGCTCAGAGATACGAATGCTCGCCTCTTCGCGGTCGTACAACTGTGCTCCTGTACCGAATGCTCCGACAAGGGCCTTGCCAGCGGTCATTGCTGGGGTATCAATTACCGGCATTCTCCAGACGCGTGGCTCGCCACCCATTGCAACCGAAACTGCGATGAGGTACTGGCCATTGGCATCCTTGGTCAATTCGATGTCTTCCCAGTCGTTCGGGTGCAGTACGACGCCAGATGGCTCGTAGTAAGCAAGGAACGAGAGAGTTGCGGCGCGACGAAGTGCATCGGCCTTTGTATCTGCGACCGGGGAGTTTTCTCCATCTGACCAGGCGTATTGCTGGATGTTGGGGGTATTCAAAACACCAAGCAAGTTCTCGCCGACGCCATCACCATTGAGGATTTGATTATCCTCAAGGAGACGGAGACCGTACATGAGTTCGTTGTCGATGATTGAACGCAATTGCGGCTCGTCCGACAGAACGTTGCGGTGTGCAGCTTCCCAGTGTGCGAGTGTGCGAATTGGGGCTTGCTCACCAACGAAGGCGAACGACGACTGTGGCTTGAGGCCAAAGGCGGTGTTGCCGCTATTTCGCTCAGCAACCGATGAGGCGCTGTTCGTACCATGGCCCGTCTGTAGGGTCGTGAAACCCAACTGACGGAAGTATTCGATAACAGCAGCATTGGTCTTACGGGCCGGGAACAAGTCGCGAACGCGCTTTGTGCGGGTCGGCGGGGTCACCATCGGGTCACGCTGAATCGTTCCAAACGAACCAGGGGTGCCGGTCGGGGTTGCCGAGAAGACATCCTTGACGTTGTACATTCCTTGGGTCGTCAGTGAAGCAGCGACGGTCCATGGGGCAACCATGTTTGCGCCATTGCGACCACCATTGAGTGCCTTGAATTCCGGAGAATCAAGAAATAGCTGACCGATGCTCTTGATTTCACGTGAAGACAAGTGACTGAGGTCTGCGGCAGCGGCAGCGTACATTGCTGCGGCTGATTCGCCTGCAGGCTGTGAGCCCCACTGGTCGACTGACTTCATGGTATCAAGGTCACTAAGAAGCGACTTGATTTCCTTGATGTCTCGCATGTTCTTGTCGAACGCGGTCTTCTGTTCCGTAGTGACGACTACTGTGCCGTCTTCTACCTTGAATGAGTCAGCGATGGTCTTGTTGTCTGCCATCTTCTGACGGAGGGCTGATTGAAGCTCCTCGGTACGGGAATTGTCTTGCGACATTTGTTTCTCCTCTGTTGAGATTGAGTGTTGGGTTGTTGTTGTTGTTGTTTATCTAGGCTTAGGTCAGCACCCAGCACTATGTATAATCAAAAATAACAGATGATTTACACTCTCCAGTGGAACTAATAATATTTTGCAATTAAAGTACGTAAATAGATGAAGTATTATTTAATACGTAGTTCTTTTGCTAGCGAACTTTTTCTCGCTACATTTGGCTTAGAAGTCTCTCTTAGAACTGTTCTTACTGCACGTCGCGTCTCTTCTTCGCGACGATTCCGCATGTTTCTGCGCCCTAAATCAGTAGAACCAGTCCTGTTTGAATAATCGCTCATATTGGTACATGGCATCCAAACCGTGCGCCCAGACTTGCTTATTCGCCTACTAATACCTATGCATCCGATTTGACGGGAACGAGCCCTCGCTGAGTCTGCATCCAAGAACACATCGACATCATTGTCGCGTACGAATTCAGGTCCGGCCCCTTTCGTGCCACAGCAGTTAAGTGATTTTGAATTAAATGAAGAGCCTGAAACGAGCCCCACGCCAGGGAGTGACTCAATGCCACGGATTGGCTTTTCTCTTAGGTTTTCCCAGCCGTCAGGCCGGCGTTTATTTTTCCCCTTGGTACGTTCCTTTGATGATTTTGAACCAGGAACCACGGTTCGCCATTTTGATGTTTCGGCAGTATTGGATATTCTTTCTAGTTCCTCTATTGATTCACAAGGTATCCAATTTCCTTTGCGGTCCTTGTGGGCACCAGAACAGCCAATATCTTTAGCTAGACGCAGGGCGTCAGCCTTTTTTACCAAATCTTTTTTACTTGCCATTTTTGACCTGCCTGCGGGCTTTTTGTATTCGTTCTGAAATTTGTTGTTTTTCAGGAGAACGTTCTCCGCCTGCTAGCCCAAGAAGGACCTTTGCCCTGCGTGCGACTCTACGCTTATCGCTACTTTGCATTATTTCTTTATCGGCTGATTTTCTAATGAAACTCTTGCCGAAAGAAGAATTAAGAACTTCTTTCTCGATACTGCTAAAGGCAAACTTTGGATTTAGTTCAATCCGCCCCATTTTTTCGTTAAAAATTATCTTCCCGCTATGTATTCTTCGGATGAAGTTAGACCTGCGCACAGAATTCTTGAATGATTCAGCTTTGAATGCAATAGCATTAATTTTGTTAGTGCTGTTTGTGAACTTATTCATTTCTAGTCCAATCGCATTAATTTTTCGATGCGATATGTCATTTATTGATTTTCTGGCATATGTAAAATTTTCTTGCTTAACCTGGTTTTCTTTTTCTGGCACTTGGAGATTATTTTTGTCAGCAAAAAATCCAGTAAAAACGCAACCAACAGGCACGTTTGCACCAATGTTTTTTTCATCAAAATCAAAATCTTCAATAATTGATTTACCAAATTCAGTAATCGATTTTACGTGAATAACTTCATTTTCCATCGATGCCATAACGTGCGGCATTCCACTAAATACGTCTTTTATGAAACCAATTTTCATACATTGCCTCCAGAGAACAGTAGTTTTAGGCTGTTTTTACCACTTTGCAAACCTTCAAGGCGTACTTCGAATAGCTTCCCAATGATATTCATATGTATTCTTTCTCCTTCGGAAATACCATATTGATTCATCGAGTCGTTGAAATTTTTAGGATTGAATTTCCTTGCTCTATTTATTAGGATGTTTAGATATTTCATAAACAACAATCTTTGTTCGGCTTTTAGTGCTTGGTAATAATCGGAATATGCCGGAGTTGCTTGTGAACTATAAAATTCGCTGAGCGTCATTTTCATGCGATTCGTAATTTCAATTTTAGACAAGTCTATTAATCCGGATGTGGAGTTTTGCCCCAGTACGAGCCTTCGAGCGTCAGGGGTATCTAGCGTGTATATAGACGTCATCGGACGTTCGCGCTGGTCGGTGAGGAAATCTGACACAAACATTGCCGCCACGTCCTGAGGGTCGAGCTCGTTGAATTTCGCATCCGGATTGAAAACGGCTCCAGGTATTGCCGCAGTTACCTCTTGACGCAGAAACTGACGTGAATCACCCTGCTTTGATGCAAAGACGACGTCTGGAGATTCCAGCCCAAGAGACTGCTGCACATCTGATGCAAATCTTTCGGCAATATGTTGAAACTTGGATGGCTTTTCGTAAAGAAAAAGACTTTCTGACGGGGTGGATATAGCGCTAATGTTGTTGGCTAATCTCTGTCTTTGTACTACTCCAGCTTTTGCGAGTATCTTGGGCATGATTGAAGGGTCAACCGAAGAAAGGCTTCCCCCATCAACAATAAATTGAATAGCTTCATCCACGCTTTTTATGAGTTTGCGTCGTGGTCCAAATGATTCGGTATTTCTTACGGACGAAGACTCGGTCATCGACGAAAGTCTCTTGCCCCAGACCTGAGACGCCCAGCTCATTCTCCCCTTTATAACTTCATTGGGGTTTTTGACACCAGTAAAAGATTCGGAATATTTGAGACCGTCTCCTATCTCTTCGGCAACATTACGTAGTCTTTTGGCCGGGTCGCGCGAATTATCCATGGCCATGGCCTGATTGACAACGCGTCCTAGTTTTCTTCGCTCTCCAATTTCCAATTTCCTAGCTTTTTCTAATCTCAGATATGAGCCCCCGGGGAGAACATAGACCAAGGACTTGACACCAGTATTTGACAGAAGACCAAGCTCTTCGCCGCCAATATCCTTTGGTGAAAGCGCTGACATTATAAATAATGCCCCCTCCATGTCTCTGTTGTCTGGGATTGCTCTCAAAACTTTGTTTGGAACTACCGGTTCAAGCACGAAGCCGTCACGCCTCACCATGCGGCGCACCTTGATGCCAGAATCCTTATTAAACGCGCCTATGGACTTGATTGAATCATTCAGTCTTGACGCTGCTGTTTTGGGATTATCGTACGTAACTTTAGGGATTTGTGGAGCCCTGGAGAGGATGATTGAGCTGTCGTACGGTGCCCCAGTTATGTCCCTTCCTGTTGTTTCTGGGGTTATTCCAGAAGTCAATGCTCGTCGCCCAGCACTTATCGCAGCACCTAAAGCAGAGGGTATTCCAAACAGTTTTGCCCCGCATGTAGAAAGGCGGTTGTCAGTGAACCTTCCGCCGTACTGGTAGCCCTCTGGGCATCTATGAGCCCTATTTTGTCCAGGGAGAGAGCCACCACGACCACCAGGTCGTCCTGGTGTTATGGTCCGATAAAAAGCAGAACGGACGGGAGACCTCAACGGACCCGTGTCTCCAGGGAGGAGGGTACTGCGAATCGTGCTTGCAATTTGGCGACCAGTATTGGCCTTGAATTGCATTTCATTTAAATAGGGGTCTCGCTTAGTCCGCCGAGTGTTATTAAACCTCTTTGATAGGGCCTTGTACTCTGTCGCCCCCTGGGAAGACGTCTTCACACCACGCAGGTAATCTAGGTTTTGTTTTGTAGCAGCATCGAACAGAATAACTCGAGTTACGAGAACCTCACTGTCTCCACAGCATTCCTGAAAATCAGCCACAACATTCCTCTTCCAGAGACGTGGTACGAATAACTACAGAGTACGCCTTTTTGCCGTTCTCATCTTCGCCTTCTATTTGCCAGTTATTTTCATCTTGAAGAAATTTGATAAATTTGGGTTCCATTTCAGAAAATTCACCTAAAACTTTTATTGCATGCATTATGTCAGACTCGGTAACTACGAAATTTTGTTCTGTTTTGGACTCAATTTCTGAATGCTCGTAGAAAAAAATATCCGAATTAAGTGATGAGTCCGCGCTCTTCCCAGAATTCCGAATTATGTTTTTGGGTTTTTTCCCGTCAAGCGCTGACGCAAATTGAGAGTCTGTCCAATTGGTGAGTTTTCTAAATTTTTTGCGGCAATTTTTCATCCCTGGATGATGGCATCCTTCATTCGGCCACAGTCCAGTCGTCTCATGGTGCAGCCATGCGCAGATATTGTTCAACGGATATAGCTCGGGGTGATTGGCGAGAATGACCCTACATCGTCTGAAGCCACCGGGCTTTTTCATTATCGGACGCCAGTACCTAAGAAGACGCTCGAGGTTGCCTCTCCGAGGGCCGTAGCCACGCAGGACATCACCAGTAACAAGCTCTTGCGGCAGCATGCCACCAAGCGGGTCCGCTTTAATTAGCTCGTTATCCGACATCTTGCTGCTCCTCTAGTTGGCGAAGCGTTTTTGTAGCCCGCCATGCGAAATCTCGTTCTTCCGCGGTTTTGAAAATAAAGTTATTTGCATTTAACTTTACCATTTGATTGCAGCATGACTTCGTAAGCATGCTCTGTTCAATGGTTTCCGAGATAAATGATTTGACTGCGCGTTTTGTTTTGTCAATCTTTTTCTTATTTTTGCCGACAACAGCATGCGAAGGCATTGACTCAAGCATTGAATCTTTGACTGGTCTTGTTTTGGTTATAAAAGTTTCATACCATGCGCCAGATGTTGGTCTTTTGGGGGCGTCCCACATAAATCTCTGAAATGGAGTGGTGCGAAGTTTTGTAAAATTCCGAGCAGTACTCGAGAGGTGAATGATGTCAGCTTTCAATGCAGAGCCGTCAGAACGTTCGATTATTGCGTCTTTGTCTCCAGGCTTTGCGTCTAGGTCGTAATAGACACGACTATCGTTTAAGAGACCAACCAGTACTGACTTCACATCAAGCTCCCTGCTGTCGTAGTGAGGGTGGGCTTGTTTGTTTTTCTCATGTCATCTAACAATTCTTTTGCCGCTTTTATAATTTCATCGCTTATTGCTCTAATGAGTGTAGCTTCGGCCGAATCTCCGCCAATAGGGCTTTTCGAGTGAGAGCGCGGGTCTTCAATATTGAATCCGGTTGGGTGGGCAAATTTAACATTGTTAAACCCACGGCCAGCTAAATCAGTTTTCATCTTTTGTGAAGCTCTGTAATTTCTCAACATGGCCATACTTTCCGTGTTGAGTTGACCTCCACCGATTGAGTAAAAGTACTCAATTTCTTCGGGGGAAAATCCGGCAGAACGTAGTCTGTCTGCGATTGTTTTAGTATTCACTACATCGCCGATGTCTTCTTTTGCAGAAGCTGCTTCAAGTCTTTTAAAAGGTATGTTTATTTGCTCTACGTCAGAAATGTCAAATCCACCAAGTATTTGCGCTTCGAAAGGCTCACGAGAAGAGCCCTCGGGGAGTTTGGATTCAAATGAGTTTGGCATTTTGCCGTTTTTGCCGCGTGTGGCATTGACATTTGAGAAATCGTTATTTAACGATGCTGAAATCATATTGATGAACGCATCTTGTCGGTTGCTGTCAGCGCTGACTCCATCGGAGTTGAGTAATGCGTCCGCCACATCTTCACGATTTCTTGAGTTTAATCTCACAGGCCTATGGGCAGAACTGATTGAGTTTCCGCGTCCATAAGCGGTTCTTTCTGAGACACCGGGCCGCAAAACTATCTCAATATCGCCAAGGGCAGTCAATCCATCTCCAACGACATCTTCGTCGCCAATCTCAAAAACAGCATCTGGTCTTAGATTTCCAGAACGACCCTTCGTTACGTCTTGTTTCTTTTG